AGCTGTTTTAAGTAAATTAGTAAATCTTACAAAAGCATCTTTAACTTTAGGAGTTGAATTTTCTAATATTTTTGGTGGGATTGCTGTTGTTAATTCTTTAGTTTTTTGCTTTTTAATTTTATCGTTTTTTTCTTTTCTATTAGTTTGACTTTCTTTTAAAGAAGGAGTTACTTTACGATTTTTATTTTCACTATTTAACACTTCAACAGAATATGTTTCATAATAAATTACAAATCTGTATTCTTTAGTACTATTATTATAAAATAATTTTTCTTCCTTTTTTGGTATTATCCCAAGTTTATTAAATTCAAAATTAGCTTTTTGTTGGGCAATAGATTGATCAGTATTTATTCCTTCAACAGATGTAATTACAATTGACTTTAAAGATCCAGTAATAGAGACAGAAGGAATAGAAGCCATATCTAAAGAGAAGTTCTTACTGTTGAAGATAATAAAATAGAAGTATCCAATGTATTTAAAGTAGTACTAATATTACTTGCATTAGCGCTTGTTAGGGGAAGTTTCCCACCACCTGGTGGAATTACATCGTTAGAAAGTGAATTTGCTAGTAATTTAACTTGAGAGATTAAAGTATTAAGCAGGTCTACTGTACTATCCCCTAATAATACTGGTTGGGTATTTGCTTGACTACCTAAATAAACTCCTCCATTTTCATTTATTGGATTTGTTTCTAATACGATAGGACCTGTAGTTTCTATATTCACACTATTAACTGCATTTAAATTAATAGATTTTTTAGAAGCTAATAATATATGGTCTTCTGTAGTGTTAAATACTAATCGTCCTGAGTTTAGCAATATTTGTTTTCCTGAGTATTCATTAGGTAATATAGGGGCATCTGTCTTATAACTAGAATAATCATTATTAGAAGAAATATTTATGGGGATTTTTTGAGTTGATGCTAAGTAAATAGAAGAATCATCTTTATTTATGTCTTCTACTGTGGGTAGCCATCCTTCAGGGCGATTATCTCCTTGCCCATTCCTTAAAATAATTATGGAGTCCCCATTTGATCCTACAGTAGACCAATTATTAGGTCTTTCTTTTACGGTTGATCCAAAACGAATACTATTCCCCCATCTTCCTTCCATTATTACATCCCCCTCAAAAGGTAAAAGAGGATGAATATTAGGACGTTCTTTAAATGTTTTCCCTAAATTTATATCTGTAGCATCATCACTAACTCTTCTTACATTCCCTTCTCCTATTAAGGGATAATCTCGTTTTGAGTTTTCATTTAAATCTTCGTTATTTAAAACATTAGGAATAGCATTATGATGAGGATGATTCCATACGGAAATAGCAGGAAAATAATATACTTCTTGTGCTCCTGCGTTTTCATTAATATCTGTATTAGCTAATCGTATGCAATATACTAATTCATTTTTTAATGGGTATATTTTTATATTTGGAAATAAAGGTTTAGCTAAAGGATAATTTAATTCGTTTTGTATAGCATCATCTACATTATTAAAAACTATGCTACCTAATCCATTCCACTCTCCTGCTTCTATAAATCTGGGGTGAGAATTATCTAATATAATATCAACTACCCTAGCATCGAATGTTTGTGATTTAAGAGAATTAAAAAGATTATTTAATCCTTTATTTTGTCCTCCCCTAGTAAAACCATATTTAACTTTAGCCATTATTTTCTTCTTTTATACTATTAATAGTAGCTAATAATTGTTCTTTTTCTTCATCTGAAATGGTTAATGAGCCATCTTCATTTTGAGAAGCTAATGCCCTTTGAACTAAAGCAGCAAGCTTTACTAAAATATCATCATTTTTAACACTAATTTCTAGATATTCTTTAATCAGTGGTACTATTAAAGTAGCATCTCCAATCTCATTAATTAATGGTTTAAGTTCTCCAATAAGAGTAGATATTTGCTTATCTTTTTTCTTTTGATTAGAATGAATTTCCTCTAATAAATCAGAAAATTTTATGTTTTTAAAAACAACTGAATCTAATTGTCCCATATTTTTGTCATAAATATAGGGTTATTGAAAGTTTATATAGCCGTTTTCTTTATAAAAAAGATAATTATATTTAAATATTTCGTAAAGTTTATTAGATACTTTAGTTATTTTAGGTGTCTTAACATCTATTATCTCGCGAACGTATATATATAATGCTTTTTTATTAAAAATAGTTAAATGTTCTCTTTTACGAAATAACTCTAAAACAGCATCTGCTATTCTAGCATCTCCTTCTTTAGGAAAAATTTTATATATATTTTGAGTACAATAATTTATATACTCATCCATAAACACAGATAAATTAGATGATGAAAGATCTAATTCATATGAATGTTTAGAATCATCATGTATCTCTTCTACAGGAGTAGTTTCTATTCTTTTTTTATAATTTTTTTGATTGTCTAATATTAAATAACGTTTTGCTATAGTTCCAAAATAAGAATAAGCCTTAGCTCCTTTAGAAGGATCAAATAAATGTATTTTAGATAAAAGAAATATCATTACTTCGTGTTGTAAATCTTCAATATTCTCAACTTCAGTATAATAAAATTTAAAAGTATGTACTATATTTTCTGTTAACTTAAAAAAAGCAGGATGAATTTCAGACTCATATATTTTACTCTTAATTGAGGAATTAATCTCATTATTATATCGTACAATAGCATCCTCTGTTTTTTGAGTAAAATATATAGCCATTACAAATTCTTTACGTTAAATGAATTAAGAATAGTCTGAATGCTTTTGATATTTTCAAAGAAAAATCCAATTTCATCATCTGCTTTAAAAGAGCCTCGATGATCTATCTCTTGTAATTTTTTATCTGATTCATCTATAACTTTAGAAATTTTATTTAGATAAACCATATATCCTGTAAGAATATCCTCTTGTTTTTCGTTTTTGTGTAAAAGGTTAAAGGTCGTGTATCCAAGGATCACGACCATTAACGCTAAAATTATTATTAATAATATCATATATTGTCTAATAGATTTTTTAATGTTTCACTTTTTATGGTACTTAATGCTTTTTGTTGTTTATTTAAATTTGGTTTAGCATTAGTATCTAGGGTAAAACTCTTTTTTGGAGCCTCCACGGAATTTTTAAATTTTGGCAACCATTCTCTTTCAAACTCAATTCTTGCTGCCATTAAATCTGCTTGATGTAAAATGAATGGAAGACAGGTACGTGGCTTCTGCTCAGGCAGGTAAGTCATAAGATATTTTTTATTACCTTCATCGTATAATCCATCATGAGTTTGAATAGCTATCATCTCGTTAAATGAATATTGGATACCATGAGATTGAAGCAAATATAAACCGCGATCAGGAACTGAAGCAAATGCTACTTTGTTGTTAAACATATAATCTTCGCCTAATTTATCTCTACGCCATTGATCTGTTTGGGAAATATAAGATTCGTTTGTTTCGTCCCCCATTTTACCTAAATCGTGATTAATAGCAGAAAATACAAGTTCTTCAACTGTGTATGTGTTTAAATCTGCTCCCATTTCACCCCACAAATTATTAAGTTTAAGAGCGCAATCTACAACACGATTAACGTGTTCGATATAACCTCCTGGAAAAGCATTGTGATATTCTTTTTTGTGGGCTGCAGGCATTAGAATTAAACGATCTTTATATTGTTCGTAAAATTCTAATAGTTTTTCTTTACGGGGAGAAGATATCCAAGTATTAATATGTTGAATAAAATAATCCCAATTTTCTTGAATTTGTTCTGCTGTAAGTTTCATAACTATTTAAATTTTTTAGTTTAATGTGTCTCTTTGAATTATTGTTTTAAGATCACTAATAATATTTTTTGCGTCTTCAAGAATTTTATTATAATCTTCTTTACTTATAGGTCTGTCTTGCATAACATACAAGTTTTGTAACTTACCTTCAAGTTTTTCTAATTTGGTCATAGCTAAATCTATATTTCTCATAATTTTGTTTTTAATTTAATATAATATGCTTTGGTAATAAAGCCAAGTTTATTTTGTATTTTCTAAAAAAATATTTTTAATTTTAAGAACACATGCGCATTTTTCATATTCTTCTTCAGATTCAAAAAATGATATAGCCGTATTTAAAGTATTCATTAATTGGGGGCTATAATATTGTTCAATTACTTGAACATGAGTTTTATTAGATATATCAATTTTAGATAGATGAAAAAAGGCCCTATTGAAAATAATTAAATCTCCAATCCGTCCTATGTTTTCTGGGATTATTTCAGGATCTATCATAGATAAAAATTCTATGTTTTTTGTTCTAAAGGTTATATGATTAAGGATTAATTTTTTAAACATTCCTAATAAGTAAACAGGATGTTCTGTAAAATCAATATTGACAATATTATCTTCTGATTCTGTAAATGAATTAAAAATTTTATTAATATCCATCACATATACATATATGTAATTATTTTAAAGATGTGATTCCGGGCAGGCTCGAACTGCCGACCCATACATTAAAAGTGTATTGCTCTACCTGCTGAGCTACGGAATCATTTGTACTCTCGACGGGATTTGAACCCATAACCTCGATGGTATAAGCATCTTGCGCTAACCATTGCGCCACGAGAGCATTAATTAATTTTTAGGTAAAAATATCCAAAGAAGTATATATATCCAAAATGCGTATGGAAATACGAATAAAAATCCTATTCTCCAAAGCATTGAAGGAATATTTGACCATTCACCTAACCCAGCACACACCCCACCAATATAACCATGTCCTAAATATAAATTTCCCATCTTAAATAAATAAATTTTTAACAAAAAATAAACATACTTTTGTATGATATTTTTATTATTTTAATCTATGTTCAATTAGCAGTCAGGACAGGATTCGAACCTGTAATGGGTAACTAGGATTTTACATGGACTTTCACCATACCACTGAATTTCACTAAGAATTATTTCTGCGTCTACCAATTCCGCCACCTGACTAATTTATTGACTACTGTATTACATTTACAGTAGTATCAACATTTTCAACCTGCCCTACAGTATCTTGATAGAGCGTATCAACTAATTCAGTAGTTGTTTCAGTTGTAGTTGATTCATTTGTTGAACAACTTGTAATAATTGTAGCACAAACGAACATTAACGCGAACATGTTTTTCATAATTTTGGTTTTTTTTAAATTGTTAAACATAATATAATATACAAATAAACTTTCAAATATCCAAGCTTATTTTTGTGATCTTAACAAGAGTCGAACTTGTAACCTACAGCTTAGAAGGCTGTTGCTCTATCCAATTGAGCTATAAGACCATATAAATAGGGGGCTCCCTGTTGTTAACTTCCGGATAGTTACAAACAGCCGTATTTCTTACCCTCCCCCTTTTTGTACCCCAAGCCGGACTTGAACCGGCACGACCTCATCGGTCACAGGATTTTAAGTCCTGCGTGTCTACCTATTTCACCATCAGGGCATATTTTATTTTAATGCTAATTGTTTTTTTATATTTTCTATAATTTGTACAACATTTTCATACTCAGAAATAATTAATGGATCAAGATTAGATTTATCTTTATATTTAGACCAAAGGTCTTCTTTATGCTTAGTATAAAATACTAAATCATCCATTAATTTTTTTTCCATTAGATTATTTGTTTCGTTTTTCATATATTATTATATTAATATGCATGCCCATTAGCCCCACCCCTCCTCTCTTCATCCGTATATACTTATCTATCAACATATTTCCATTGTTTTAAATAAGGATCCCACACAGAATACCCTGTTCTTTTATATTGGTTATCATAATGATCTATTCTATTTAATAAATGGTTTTCTCTAGAATATCCTTTTTTTCTATATTGGTTATCATAATGATCTACTTGATCTAAAAATGGATTCTTTCTAGAATACCCTGTTTTGTTACCCGAAGCATCATAATGGTCTGTTTGCTTAAGCCAACTATTTTCTCTAGAATATCCTATCATAACTCCATTTTTATAAATCTCCATTCTTTCTAAAAAAGGATTATATCTTTCAATTGTTTGAGCTTTTAAATTAATAAATGTTATTATTAGTAGGCATGTTGTAAATATTGTTTTCATTATTGTTGGTTTTTACGTGTCTATAAGCAAGTTCTACTTTATCTCGCATCTCCATGTGAGAATGCATTTGCTGTATTGTATCTAACGTTTTAAGCACCTGTTCACGCAAACCTTCACGATGGGCTTCAAACAAAATATCTTCAATTATACACATATAAAAAATTTAAGCCCCCACCATTGGGGGACTTAAATACATATATCAATTTGCATATTCCATTGCCAACTCAAACAATTCAGAATTAATTTTCATGTCTTGTTGGAAATTTTTAATTTTGCGAGCTTTACGCAACTTTGTACTTTCAACATTAACATATGTAAAACCACCATTAATCAATTTTTCTTGAATAGTATTAAAGATATTCCACAATGTTGGGGCTTCATCTTCTTTGCGAGTTGGGCGAAGTAGGTCTTCAAGATCAACTTCTACCATTTCTCCTTTAAAACGAGTTTCAAGAGCTCTTTTAGCAAAATCAAGTGCTTGCTCTTGGCCCAATTCAACTTGAGCCAAATGGTTCATGGCTTCGATTGTTAATGGAAGTCTTTCAAGCATTTGTTTAATTGTTTGTTGCAATTCTTCAAACGAATAACCCATATGACGAATACGCATGTTTTCAAAAGTCTGGGTTGATATTACCAATCCGTTAGAGCAAATTAATCTAAACAAGCCGGCTGTGAAGGTAAATGAGTTTTTACCATCGTGCGAATTGGTAAGGAGGATTTGTGGATAAACATTGTCACCATTTTCTCCAGTAATTTGAATATCATTATTGCGGAAAATAACTAAATGTTTTTGGAATCCAACACCTTTACGGGCTTTGACTTCTTTGACATCGAAAACTTCCCAGCCCAAAAGATTCATATCGTTTATGATTTTTTCGGTAGGAATATGGGTGTACTTTTCACTAACCGTCGGTGCGGCTTGCAAGGTAAAAATTGAAGGGGCTTTTGAACGGATTTCGTTTTTGGTAAGGAATTGGTTTTTCATAACTTTTTATTTTTTTTATTTTATGTTGGAAATATACGAAAGGGGTCCTGCGGAGCCAAATTTTTTAGATGACTTTTTTATGACGTTGTTTGAATATTTTTACCTGTTTCAATCAATTGTTGTATTTGGCTTTTATTCATTTTTTCTATGACGTCTTTAGCATATTGTAAAACAATTTCTGCGGGTTTTGATAGAGATTTAGGTGATTTATTATCACGAAGATTTTCACAGTATATTCTAGCTTCTTTTATGGCACCCATTTGTTCAACAGTCTTTTTTTCTTTTCCAGCGTTACTTAAACCTATTAAATACCCTATAAGAGCATTATATGTGTTTTTTAAATTTTCATCGGTATATGAGAGTTCTGTTTTATATTTATTTGATAAATTATCTTGAGAGTTAGGTTGAGCTTTTATTCCTCCTAAAGAACCAATTAGGGTAGCTAATCCTACTAATATATTTTTTATTTCCCATCCTTCATTTATTTCTTCTTGAGAAGAATACGGTTGTCCTAATTGATTAAATAATGTTGGTATATAAGTTGATGCCATTTCTAAAAAATGCGGGGTGACTGTTTGTACAACTAAACCAACCGATGTTGCAAATGCTTCTTCATCTATAATAACGATAGGATTATTTTTATCATCAATGTCACCTATTGCTGGCCAAAAATATTCACCACCTCCATAATCAAATGTTATCCATTCCCCATTAACTATATCAACTCCATTATTTTTGGCAATAGCACGAGTAAGAATTAATCTGGTTAAATGTGTACATTCATGAGATATTTGCTCTATAACTGCAGGCCAAACCCCATTCTGTTGAGCAGCACCACTTAACCTCATTCCATTGGTCCAAAAGAATATATCTGCTCCACCATTCATTGCATTGCAAAGTCCATATACATAAGCATCGGATGGGGTTTCTTTATATTTTTGAGCATCTTTAAGATTAAGACCTGAAAATTTTTCGATATCATTTCCTAATGAAAAAACTCCTGTTGAGTTTGGAGAAAAAGCAAGTGTGAATTCATCTTCAACTTTTCCAATTTCACTATTCCAATCAATATTAAAATTTATTTTAATAATTTTAGTATTAGTTTTTTCTAAAAGTAAGTTGTTTTCGTTTATTACTTGTCTAATCTCTTTTTTAATAATTTGTTTTAGTTCTGAGATTCTCATTAGGATAATTTATTATAAATATTGTATATCCTTTTTTTAATATGTAATATTTTTTTTAAGAGTAAAAATAGGTTCTATGGATTTTTTAATAAAGTTGCTATATTGAAAATGCTAGTTAATTGTGGGGGATATAAGGATATACGTGTCGATAATAAGAGTGGTTGGTTAGATATAAGGATATACGCGTCGATTGTGGAGTAGTTGGTTAGATATAAGGATATACGCGTCGAGGGCGAGATATAGTTAAGAGTGTACTTTCCATCGAAGCAACTTCAGCCACGCCCGGCCGCCGTTATGGACACTAACGCACGTGGCATATTATATAGTATAATAATATGCAGCGTACGTACGTACGCTACATACTATCTACCATCCTTACTTACTTATCATATCTACTATCACTGTATAAAGGCCATAAAAAAAAGCTACAAACAACAATGTGATTACTATGCTTGAAGTAACTTGAGTGAACACCCGTTTTAGGGCTTTGATTTCTGATTTTTTCATAACTGGGTTATTTGTTTTGCTATTTTATTATTTTAATTATTTGTAAAATTCTCATCCTGCATTACATCGATTATATTAAATAAATCCCACAACTCATCTATGTCAGTATGTTTGTCGTTAATATCTAATTTAGAATTTAACAACCATTTAATAAAACGTAAACGCAATTCGGCTTGCTCTTGGAGATGAGGGTGATTCATCTCAATTAATACATCACTCAGGTGGGATTGGATTGCCATTTTAATTGTCATAACTTTTATTTTTTTTTATTTAGTGTAAATATACGAACAAGGATCATAATCTCCAAATGACGGAGTTATGACCCTTACTCACACAACAAATACTACATTCTAACGTATATGATCTTGCTATTTGATAATTCAAAATACATTTTCTGTTCAACCATTCCATTTCGGTTTTTACTAAACATTATGTATGACATTCCACCATCATGTTCTGCTTCACGTCTCATTTCCATCATAGCATCAACCATGTGTTTCAATTTATTTGAACCTACAAATACACCGGCTTTAGTAACTTGCTGGATTAGCAAAAATGATGTGTATTTATATTCTTTATTTTCACCTTTATTCTGCTTCATACACAAATCAACTAACCATGATTCTGCCATTTTGCGGTCCCAATTATTATCATCTCTAACACCATCAATTATTTCAGCAATACTGTCAATCAAAACTAAATCCCAACCTAAATTAAGTGATTGCTCAATAACATCTTTGGTATTGTAATCAAGGTAATCTTGAATAAATAATGTTTGAACAATACCGAATTGCTTAAATCGTTCAGTGTATTTAAACATTTGCTTTTTACCCATTTCACCTGAAATAAATAAGCACTTACGACCTTTGTTTTGAACTGAAGCTAGAATATCTAACAACACTGTTGTTTTACCAACACCTGGATCGCCAACACACATAATATTTGTGGCACATGGAATACCACCTTCATGAGAAATAAGTTCATCAACTGCTAAGCCACTTGGCATTGTTTCCATCATTTTGCTATCAATATTCAAGCTGTTTAATTTAACAATACTTGAAAAATCAATTAGTGATGGAAGTGGAGCAACATTACTTGCAATTGGATTTTTACGTGGACGTCCTCTTTGTTTCATAACTTTTATTTTTTTATTTATGGTATAAATGTACGAACGAAATTTGTGATCTCCAAATGACGGAGTTATGACTCTTACTTACACTCAATTGCAAACCAAACCGAACGATACAGGCCTTCATATTGTTCATTTTTATTACCATACAACACTCCATCAATTATTGCTACTGCATGACCTTGAACTATTAATACAAATCGGCCTACTGGATTGTTTTCCATAAATGATTTAAGAGTATAACCGGTTGGTTTTTTATATTTAGGATTAATTAACATTGGGCGTTTGATTGTATTTAAGGATGAATTATAGATGTATTTATCATGGTGTAAAGATGGATGAGAGCCTACTAAATCAATCTTGTATCCATTTTTAACTTTACCAATAATTAATCCACCAAATGCTACCATCATAGCACCTTGTCTATTTTTACGAAACAATTTCTCTTTAACCCACTCATGCGCTTGATCGTATGAAATATCTAAAGCACACATAAATGCTCTAACAACACAATCATTGGTTTCCTTTGAAGCCAATTTACTAACTTGTCGTTTGGCTAAGGAACTGGAACATACAAAACGATTGTCTGAAATCATTTCTCGTTCTTCACCCCACCATGTTTTTGATTTACATGTTACTTGTATTAACATAACCTTTATTTTTTTATTTGTAGTAAATATACGAACGAATTTTACAATCTCCAAATGACGGAGTTATGACTCTTCTACTTTTACTATTACAGTTGTTGAGGTAAGTAAATTATGTAGATAAGTTAATAAAAATCCTTCCTCGTATTTTTCTGTTTTCATTATTTTTCTAATACCTTCTATATTAACAATTTGGTGGAGTTGGTGTAAAGTTAAATCTATAAAAAAGTATTGTTCTTTAAGACACTTATTTATTAATTCGTAAGTATTAGGATAAATATCTTTTTGATTTTCAATAAGGGTAATAACTTCGGGCTTTAACCGGTCGTAAAGATTAATTGCTTTTTTCATAACTTTTATTTTTATTTATGGTGTAAATGTACGAATAAACTTTATGATCTCCAAATGACGGAGTTATGACTTAAATCATTACTAATAGGAAATGGTATGTTAAGATGAGCATTGTCCGGTTGAGTCTTTGTTTTGAGTTGTTAAATATTGAATGGATAAAAAAGAATTAATTAATAAAACCAGCGCTCTGTAATTGCATAATTATTTAAGGCCTGCTCCAAACCGGTATAAACTTGGTCGCCAGCTTGCTCTTTTGCAATATTAATTTTCTTATTAAAGTAATCAATATAAATTCTAGCACGGTGGAACGAGTTGCTGCGTTTGTACAATACTTTGGCATTCCAATCATAAGCATAGTTGGCCTCACGCTCCAATTCCCCTTCGCTGTAACGAATTACTTGTTGTATTTTAATTTCTGTGTTCACTATGTGTTTGGTTTAGTTATTAAATAATTTATACAAATTGGTAATCAATAAATCATTAATGTAATTACATCCATCTATTCCTGCTATTTTTCTTAATTTACTATCTCTGGCTAGCCGCACAATATAGTCATATTTTATGTCTCCAAGACAGTAATTAGATTTTAGTTCCTCTGTAAGTTTAGCAATAGAAAATGGATATAAATTTGCTTGTTCATTAATTATTGCTTTGGCTTCAGGTTTTAATCGTTCAAATAGATTTTGCATAACTTTTATTTTTTATTTATGGTGTAAATGTACGAACAAACTTTATGATCTCCAAATGACGGAGTTATGACTTAAGCCATTACTATAAGAATAAACATAGTTACAAACAATGCACTAAAAATAAC